TGGCGTGAATGCCGAGGCGCGCAGCCGGGTTGTGGCCAACCTCTGGCGCACCGGCTACGCCTGCGACCTTCTCACCACTTGCCAGCCGCTCTATGTGCAGTCGCATGACCGACACATTTACGTCAACGACTCAAATCAGTACGAAGACCGATGGATCATTGATGTCGGCCTGCAATACAATCCACAAGTTACCGTCGTGCAGGATTTCACCGACCGCGCCGGTGTGACCATCATCCCAGTATCAGGAGTCTGATATGTCTATCCCGGCAAGTCTCATTGTCACGATCAACCCGTCTGCCATCGGCACTGGCGGCAATCCGCTGGCAATGAACACCCTGCTCATTGTGAGCGGTCCTGAACGCACGATCGGCGCCCAGCTGTTTGGCAGTGCTGCCGAGGTTGGCGCCTTCTACGGCCTCACCTCTCCCGAGTACACGTTCGCCGCTCGCTACTTCCTCGGCTACGATGGCGCATTCAAGATCCCTGACGCGCTGTACATCGCGCAAGATCCAGCTGCCGCGCTGCCGGCCATCCTGCGCGGCGCCAGCGTGCGCACCATGACCCTGACTCAGCTCAAGGCCATTGTTGGCGATCTGATCGTGACCATCGACGGCTCGCCGATCACGGTCCCGGTCAACTTCTCGGCGGTTACCAGCTTCTCCGAAGCGGCCGCCCTGCTGACCGACGTGAGCAACTTCGTCGGCGACTTCAACGAGCAGCAACAGCGCTTCGAGCTGACCACCGTTGATACCGGCGCCACCGCCAACATCAGCTTCGGCTCTGGCGTGGTTGGCCTGGCGCTCAAGCTGGACCAGGCCGCTGGCGCTCAGAAAGAAATTGGTCGGGCTGTTGCGACGGACGCCGAGCTGATGACATACGTCCTAAATAGAACCCAGAACTTCGGCGTCGTCACTCACGTTGCCGAGCAGATTCGCGCCGACAAAGAATCCATGTCCGCATGGACAACTGCTCAGAACAGCCGCTTCGCCTACATCGCGCAGGACACTGACGGCACGGCCCTGGTCGCCAACAACGACGCCAGCTTCGGCGCCTGGCTGGACGAAACCGAGCAGAACGGCACGACCCCTTACTACGGCTCCATCGAGCAAGTGGCGGCAGTCTGTGGCGGTATCGCGGCCATCGACTTCAAGCGCACCAACGGTCGTCGCAACATCATGTTTATGAAGCAAGCGGGCATTGCTGCATCGATCACCGAGGAAGACGATTACACCGCGCTGATGAGCAACGGCTACACGTTCTATGGCTCGTTCGCCACCGCCAACGATGAGTTCACCTTCAACGTCAACGGCGCCGTGTCGGGTCAGTTCAAGTGGCTGGACAACTACGTCAACCAGATCTATCTGAATGCGCAGTTCCAGCTGGCTATGGTGACCATGCTCGTCAGCTACGGCTTCATTCCGTACACCGAAGCCGGTAAAGCGATTCACCGCGCAGCAGCTTCCGCCCCGATCAGTGAAATGCTCAACTTCGGCGGCATCGTTGCGCTGATTGATCCTGCAGCGCTGACCGACCAACAAAAGTCGATCATCAACACCCAGGCGGGTTACAACATTGTGCCTTCCCTGCTTTCCAAGGGCTGGGCAATCGACATCAAAACGCCGGATGCGCAGACGCGCGGCAACCGTGGCTCTTTCCCGTTTACTTTCTGGTACACAGACGGCGGATCGGTTCAAGAAGTCAACATGGCCTCCATCAACGTTCAATAAGGGGATTCAATCATGGCAATGGGTCAAAATCCTAGAACAGTGACGGCTGCCAACAGCGTCGTTATGTTCACCGCCGCGGGCTACTACGATCAGGCGATCCAGCTTCAAGGCTTCCAGGTCGATAACGCTTTCGGCTTCGGCGATGCCACCGTGGGCGAAACCCGTATGGGCGTGGATGGCAAGCAGTCTGGCGGCTGGGTAGCTCACGAAGTGCCGGTTACGGTGTTTCTTGAAGCCAACAGCGCCAGCCGCGGGCAAATGGAGAGCTACCGCGCCTGGTGCAACGCCAACCAGGAAACCAGCCTCTGCACGCTGGACATCACTATCCCGTCGATAGGGAAGCGAATCCAAGTCAGCGGCTTCATGGTCAGCCAAGGCGGCGGTCCGTCCGCGCAAAAGCTGATTAACGGCTCGCAGTACGTGTTCAACATGGTCCACAACGGCGAGGAATCCATCTCGTGATTACCACCAAGGACGTGACCGTCGAGGACGGCACGGACGCCGGCAAGACGTTCATCGTGAAGAAGATGCCATTGCTTCGCGGTGATCGTTGGGCCAACCGCGTGGCGCTGTCGCTGTGCAAGGGCGGCGTGGATATTTCCGGCCTGACCACGACCGATGAAAACGGCAAGCTGGTGTTTCGTGGCCTGCTGGACATGGCCGGCGTGGTTAGCGTGGCGCTGAAGGCCTTGGGCGGTGTCGATGATGTCACCGCTCAAGACCTGCTGGACGAGGTGCTGCAAGACGTTCGCCTGCGCCTGCCCGGTGGATCGGAACGACCATTGATTATCGAAACCGACGTGACCAGCATTTCCACACTCTGGAAACTTCGCATCGAATCGATCAAGGTCAACCTCGATTTTTTAACGGCCGGCGTTACCCAGTAATCGAAACTGATGGGTTGCAGATGCCTCTGAACACCGAGGCGTTTGCAAGGTGCGTAAACCTGAGCGGCCAGGCCTTCTATGTCCTCGACAATGGCCTGGCCACTTACGCTGATCTTGACTCGCACCTAACGCTTGAAGACGCCATCACGATGATTGAATTTCATCAGGTGTCCGCGCACAACAAGGCACTGATCAAGGAATTACAGGATGAGCTCAGTAACGGTCGATGAACTGGTCATGCGCATCGAGATTGAACTGGATAAGTTCAAGACCGAGGCGGGCCAGGCTGAGGGCATCGAGAAAAAGCTGCGCGCCGCGATAAAGGGCACCGGGGAGGCATCGGACGAAGCCGGCAAGAAAGTCGATAATATGGCTTCCAAGGTCGGCGACTCCAACAAAGAGCTAGGCAAGCAGTTACAGTCAATCATGGCTGTCACAAAGAAGGTCGCTGCCTTCCTTGGGGTGATGGCTGGCTCTAACGCCATCGTCAAATTCACGACTGCCATCTCAAACGCCAACGACCAATTGGGCTTTATGTCCAAACGTCTTGGCGCGACTGCCCGTGACATCAAGGGCATGGACACCGCCGTCGCCGGTCTTGGCGGCGCGGGCGCCTCTGCCGAAAACACCATGCGTAGCCTGAACCAAGGGATTCAGGAAATGGTGCTGATGGGCAATGATTCGCTGATCCCGTTCTTCAGTGCGCTGGGCGTCGGCGTGGTCGATGTCTCGGGCAACGTCCGCAAGATGAATGACGTGTTGCTCGACATGTCAGACTCGCTGTCGAAGATGGACCCGCAACAGGCCTATGCAATCGCCTCCGCGATGGGTTTGGATGACGGCATGGCCAACGCCCTGATTCAGGGTCGTGACGCCATGCAAGAAATGCTCGACATGCAAGGCAAGGCCTACGTCTCCAGCCAGAAGGATATCGCCGCGAGCCGCGAGCTGAGCAAGTCGCAAGCGTTCCTGGCGGCGCAGTGGGAAGGCCTGAAAACCATGCTGGCCAACGCGCTGATTCCTACTCTGCTCAAAATGACGAAAGTTGTCTCGGGCTGGATGGATTACCTGGCCCGCAATGAGCGCACGGTTCGAAACTTCTTCGAAGGCATCACCATTGCTATCACCGTGCTGCTTCTGCCGGCACTGGTGCGGGCTGGCGTGGCCATGCTGGCGCTGATTTCCCCAATCCTTGCGACGGCTGCTGTGGTGGCTATCCTGGCCGCTGGCTTCGCCCTGCTCTATGACGACTACAAGACATGGGCTGAAGGCGGAAAATCGTTGTTCGACTGGTCGGCTTTCGACAAATACATTCGAACCACTGACATTTCGGTAGATAGTCTGGCCAAAGGGTTCGCTCGCCTGCTGACGGGTTACGATTCGCTGAGTGATGCCCAGCAAGCTTTTTCGAAGTGGCTTCACGAAAAGGGGATCATTGACGAGAACGGCTTGTCCGTTCGCGGGCTGGCGAATGCTTTCAAGCAACTCGGGAAGGACATTTACGATTCCGTCCCCGCACTGAAAACAATGGTCGAGCTTTTGGGCGCTGTCATGGAAGGCCGGTGGGGTGACGCGCTGAGCCTGGCGAAGAATATCCCGGCTCAGGTGGCGGGCACTTACATTGATGTCGTTGGCGCAACAGCCGGCCATTTCGCTGGGGCTATTGACACCATGACTGGCCACGAGGCGGGCGCAGAGGGAACCATCTCGGGCGGTGTAAAGTCCGGTGCGACATGGCTTAAAGACCATCTGGCCTCATGGGTTGGTTCTGGAGCTGGAGCATCGAGCGGCGGATCTGTCGGTGGTGGGCTCTCTACTGACAACGCCAACTCTGTCGCCCGGGTCGCGAAGCAGCTAGGGCTTGAGCCGAACGACCTTGCGCAGATCATCTCGTTTGAGACGGGCGGCACGTTTGACCCTAACGCCCGCAACCCGAATTCGTCGGCCACCGGACTGATTCAAAAGATGGCCGACCCTGACGGCAAGTATTACGGTAACACCCGCGACGAACTGGGCGCGATGGGCTTCGATGAGCAAATGGAGAAAGTGGTTAAGCGCTACTTCCAAGAGCGTGGCTTCTCTGACGGCCGCATGCACACGGTCGGCGAGGCTTACGAGGCCGTGGCGGGATCTG